TGAGGTTATTAGTAACCGCCTTAGCAATACCGCGAATCTCGACTGAGGCATCAGCACCATTCAGGGTGATGGTTCCTAATTCATTACCGCCAATCGTTAAGGTATCACCGGATTCAAGCCCGTTAATGGTCAAGCCGCCTTTCCAGTCCCTAAAACTACAAGTTAGCGTAGCGCCCGAAGTCTTAGTAAATACCGGAGAAGAAGAACCAGCAATGCCCGATTTGCAGTGGTTGATATTGACCACCGGGGAAACAATACCGCTTGTTCCAAAGGTATAAGTACCGATGAAGATGCAGTTTGTCATGTGCGTATCATCAGAGGTCATTGTGTCGATAATTGAATCAAGAATATCGAAATGATCTGACGACCCCGCCGTGGTTGCTATCCCATTAACAGGGCTTGCGTGGTAAACATGGGTTCCTGCGTAGTCATAGCCGCCAAGGTTTAGCGTGTAACCAATACCGAACACGTTAGAATCGTTTACATCGGCAGATGGCGCAAGCGTAGAATCGGAGCTTATCTGGTAATTAGGTGAGCCACCAATAGCCGCGGCCAGCGTCACCGCATCAGGAAAGTTATCTACAGGCCGCGTGTCTATACCGTTAAAATTAATACTGGTTCCTGCTGTCCCCGTGACTGTGTTGATGTGAACTCTGCCGTTATACCCGCCGCCTGTCGTTTCAGAGTGTGAGATTGATGACACAATCTCGTAATCGGTCGTATTATCGCAAGCTACTGGTAGCGCGGGAGAAACAGTGCATGCCTTAGCTGCTCCATCGTAATCAATAATCAGTGCATCAAAACCGATATTCGTTCCTGCCGTGAACACAATCCGCTTGGTGTTATACACATTATCAGTCGCATTCTCAGCCGCTTTAAGAACCACATTGGTTGTGGTGTGAGAGCCAGAGGTAGGGCAGTCTCCAGAACTTAACACTAACGCGCCGGTTGCCTCACGAATCTGCTTACCGAGAGAATTTGTTACATTGTGCGCCCCGGCTGTATTAACTTCATCAAGGATAAGATCAACACCAGCGGCACCTAAAATAACACCATCAGTATCGGTAATAATGTCGAGATCATCTTGAGCCGTATCTATCTTGCCAGAAGCAGAACTAAGGTCTAGCGAGAAGCCACCAACAATCTCACCCACAACCGAAACACCGCCCACCGTGCCTGTCGTAACAACAAGATTGTAATCTTTACCAGCCTCATACCCGTTACCAGTCGTGGCTACAATAGTGAGAAGGTTCAAACCCACAACGCTATCGTGATCTACCCCCAAGGTAATGCCAGCCGTAATCTGAGTTGTGGAACCATCCTCGTAAGCACTAACCACAGGGGTTCCAGACAATACCGTGGGGATACCAGAAGCGAAAGCCCTGGTAGTAAACATCATATAAAAAGTCGAACCTGCCGCTCTATCTAAATTCATCCTACCAATCCTCCGCCTTCCCCGGCGATCCCACTAATTCCAGCCAACCCACCAGTTCCAGCTAGGCCGCCCATAATCCCACTACCGCCACTAGCCGTATAAGTCCCGTCTATGTCGCAGCCGTAAAACCTTAGTGTGCCGTTGTCAGGGCTGCCTGACTTGCTGTATGTCCAAGTGAATCGGATATAAGCCGCGTCCCACTGAGCTTTTGTTCCTGCAAGCGCCGAAAAAGATACGTTTCTTTGTGTTCTACTGGTGTCTGCATCGCTCCCTAATGTTGCTGTTTCAGCAGTTAAAGGGTTGGTTGTGTCATTATCCGCATCATAAATTCTGGCTGTTATATCGCAACTATCATCAGAGAAACCGGCCCCAACCTGAACGTCCACATCAATATCCAGCGTATCCATTGAACTAAAATCTGCGTCCACATTAGTTAGACTAAACCAAGCCTCGCCGGTAGTCTCGCTGGCATCATTTCTTATAAAGTCAGAACTCAAACCATCAGGGGCATCATTACAGTGTGCGTAATAAGGAGCAGAGCCGCCCCCCCCAATTGTAATAATAGAACCAATAGTCCCATCAGCATCTAATGTGAGCTGCGTCAGCGTTGCCACTTATAAACGACCTTTAAAGTAAGGCACGATAGATACGGCAACGGCTGTCCCGCCTGTTATCGTTAGCCGATAGGTCGAGTCAGGTTCAAGTGATACAATCTGAGAAGTTTCAGTTGTCCACGTTAAATCCTCAGTGGGGCCAACGTAGCCAGAGCCATCGTGCTCATCAATAGAAACTGTTCCGGGCGTGGTGGCGGTAATCCTGACTCGAATCTCGCCGCTGGAAGGCGCGACTAAGCCGGACTCTGTTGCGTTGTAAATGGTCATGCGTTATCTCCGTAAATGGCTGAAATCTTTCTTAACGTATTCTTTTTTATCCTCAAACCCTGGATAAACCCCGTGGTCTAGCTCATGCCCTAGCGTATGCAGCCTGAGCCAATCATTACCATTGACCGGCCTTGGTGCTGTGATAGCCCACCGTAGACCTTCTGGTTCTGAGAATCCGTAAGCCTCCCGGTAGCCGCTTGGTGCTATTTCATCCCACGCCATATCAGCGGTTATGTCCTGCTTCAATACAGGGTTATCTTTAGTGTAATGAATCCGAATAGGGATAGCCTTAGCTTCCCATTTCTCAGCAAGAGTAAATTCTTTGCCGGTGCTAACGCCTTGCGTACAATTCCAGAGGCTTTCGCCCCTTGCTTGAACTGTGTCGTAATCCGTGGACTTAACAGCACGAATATGGCATTCACCATCTGAGGTGTAAACGCTGTTCTCGTCACCCCATAGGACGTAAAGCTGGAACTTGGTTTGATGGCTCGGCTCGTCGAATACGGGTGTGAATCGACCCGCCTCGTACTCGTAGCCAGCGCAAGCGGTTAGCAATAGTAGCGATAAGATTACAGGTAGCTTCATGGTTTTCCTCCTTGTGCTTGGTCAGGCAGTTCAGGATATTTACGCTGTAGTGCAGCAGTATCGCTGAACTTTTCTTCGGTATAAATATCAGGGTACGAGCAAACTTGCCCCTCTGCTAATTCAACAAAGTGCCGCCTATCAATGACGTAAAGCCCCGGAACAGTAATATCTTTTGGGCTAGCCATTACGCAGTACCTTCTTTTGCTTTAGCCAGCCCTGCTCGGCGGTTGACAGGTAGGATTAAGGGGGCGCTAACAGCATCCTGAAAGGTCGCGCCTCGCCTCATCCGTTCGTGTAACGTGTTTCGCCCAAAACCCAATCGCTTACTCCACCCGAAGATGTTATCGGTGATCCCGTTATGGGTGTATGTTGCTCGCTTGCTTGCTACAACCTTCGTTTCCAATGCTTGCTCCACAGTCATGCCATGAGCGTCAATTCTAGCCCTTAGCGTTGCCGGTTTAATCCCTTTATCGGCAGCCCACTCGGAAACGGTTTTTCTTTCTCCGCAATACTCTAAATAACGGTTAGATCGCCGGTTGTTCGCTTGCTGTTTTGGAGTCGCCCATACGCAATTTTCAGGCGTATAGTCGCCATCATTATCCAGCCGCTCTATAGACATTCCCGGAGATGGCTTATCTCCCATATCTGTATAAAACTGAGAAAAACTGGCTAGCCACTCATCACACACTTTAATACCACGGCCTCCGTATGATGGGTATTTTTTATTCGTCTTACAGTAACACCTCCCCTTCATGTGTGACCATGACTTGTACTCACGCTTATGAAATCTCGGCTCAAACATAACCCAACCCTTATTTAAAAGAGGCTTTATTATACCGCCTCCGTGGACTATTACGCCAGTCATAATTTAAGCAATCCCATTGTCCACAATAACCCATAGGTCAGTGCTAATCAGGTTAGCTCTAGCCGTAGCCGCAGCACCTCCGCCTGTGTATGTGCTGCTTCCAAAGTTTACGCTTAGGCTATCTACAGGGTTTTGTGCGTCCCATGCAATAAGCGTGGCATCGTAACGTGCTGTTGTTATTGACGAACTGGATAGGAAGCTGGTGAAATCCATCACGGCTTCAATATCCCATCCATCTATTGCTACATCTGTCAGGGCAGTGTTCTCAAATGTCCTACTCATACTTGTAACGAGCGGTGTATCAAAGCTGGACACATCAAGGGTTGTTAGCGAAATACAGCCACGGAAGGTCTGATAAAGACTGGTTAGTGATGTAGTTACAAAGTGTGATAAATCCAGTGTTACTAGGGCATAGCAGTTAGTGAACGTCTGATAAAAACTGGTAGAAAGCGTGGTGTCGAAACTAGAAATATCTAGGGCAGCTAACGCATGGCAGTCCGTGAACATATTAGCAAAGCCAGTACCAGTCACCGATGACGTATCAAACCCTGATAAGTCCAGCGCGGTTAAGTTAGACATGCCTTTAAACATGCTCGTCATACTTGTGACTAGCGGAGTCGTCATGCCGACCAAATCAAGGGTTGATGCGCCGACAGCGCCGAGCATCCAGGACATATCAGTGACTTGAGATGTATCGCAATTGCCTGCCGTGAGTACAGTCAGGTTAGAGCATCCACGGAAGGCTCCATTAAAACTGAGCCATCCAACCTTGCCTAGATTTAGAACCTTCTTAACTTTGAGCTTATCCCCGGCATTATTAAAACGTAGGTTAGGGAAGGTGCCGGTGATCGTGATCGTATGGTCGCCAGCAAGTGCGTACTCATGCGCTAGGTCGGCATCGTTGTACGCGGTGATTGTGCTGGTTTCACCATCACCCCAAGCTATCGTTGCGTTAAATGTGCCTACGTTCTGACAAGGGATTGTGACTGTCTCAGCCGCTGCTGTAGTAGCCATGACCATGACAAAGGCTTCTGTTACAGCCGCCACTCCGCCAAACAGTCCATCACTAGCGCCCCTTGAGGCACTACGGCTTGCGCTTCTACTGGCTGATCTGGATGACGACATTATGTTATTTTACCTTGTTGGTTATTCGTTTATTGATAAGCCTGAGCCTGGTTCGCGCCAGTATTTTTGCCCATAGTCACGCTCACGGTTTTTCATAATCCTATGGAACCTACGCGGGGCATCTGGATTCGCAAAAATATCAACTTGGTCTAGTATCGAGTCTGAAATCATCCGCGTATAAAATACGTCAGGAGCCCACCTTTTACCAAACCTTGCAGCCTCTTTAACAAATTCCATTTCCTCGCCTTTAAACAAGTTCTGCACATTGCCCAAGGTTAAGCCGCCTACATCATCAATTAAACCGGCATAAGGCCCGACCATCGTGTCAGTAATCCCGCCACCGTAGCGGTTCACATCAGAGAATAAAAGGTCTCCAAAAAGACTCAGACCGCCTCCCTTAGCCATTGCAGCGCCCCAAAACTTAGCATTATCCATTGGTCTAGGCTCCAAACCCCTAGACATATCGCTGGCCTGTAATGCAACACCTCCGAGCAGCGTGGTATAAAAAGCCATCTGCGCCGCATAAGATAGACGATCAACGCCGCCCGTCTGATAAGCAATACGCTGAAAATGGGTGTTATACAAAGCCAAAGGGAAGCTCTTTAACTTAGTCAACGCTCTAACGCCCTGGCCTGGAATGCTCGCCCTTTCAAGCCCACCCGTGGTCATAGACTGAACCATTGTCCCGGCTTCCGGTACGGCAAAAGCTGTTTCAGACATTATCATCCTATGGAATAAATCGCCGCCATCTTCCAAGACATTAGCGAACTTCACCCCCTCATACTCTAAAGCAGTTTGCTTCCTGAATACGTCCCAATGATTCTCTTTGATTCCGTAAGATGCAAACACCTTTTTTCGCGCTGATGATAACTGGCTAAAACTTTTATCAAAATCATCTGCCAAGCTCCAAGAATAGGACATTCCAAAGCCTTTCTTGCCGCTATCAGTTATAGCCGCCAGCCCTGAGCCTCTAATAACCACTTCGGCAGTTTTCGCACTCTTGCCTTGCCCGAAACTTTCAGCAAACCTATTACCTGCATGAGCGTGGTCGATCATATTTTCAGCAGTCAAGCCAAGTCTTACTGAGAATTTTCTAAGTTCTTCCCCGCTTTCTGTAGCCGCCATTGCTTTAAGCTGATACTTATACGCTTTCATCGCTGGAATATCATTGAACGCAGAGGTCAGCTTAATAAACGCGGTATCAGCAATTGCCGCTAATGAGGCACCACCGAGAATACCGGCAGTTACTAGATTGCTAGTTTTTTGGCTAAAATCAGCAAGCCCGGTTAAATCGCCCTTGTTAATCTTCCCTGACTGCGTGTTGTAAACCGCTCTAAGCCTCGATTTTTGGAGAGGGGTGATCTCTCCAAGCTCTTGCGCCTGTTTCACCAGCCCGTTAAATACGGACTCTGAGCGTGGGCCTAACACCTCAACCATCGCACTATTACCGGCCATACGATGAATGTGGTCAGTCAAGGTAGTAAAGGCATTACCATCGCCAAACGTATTGCTGTAATTCACCCATGAATCACCATCTTTAAAGTACAGAACTCGATGCTGACTATTAAGCGGGATATTCGTGCTGGTCGCTAACGTATGGCCGCGAGAGATAGTGTTTTCATAGTTAAAGTCCAGCAATTCCACCATCTGAGCATCAGTTAATGGCTTGCCGGCATCGTTAAGCATCGACTTCCGATCAAGCAAAGGCATAGTTTGTTCAATATATTGAGCCTTGCTAAATTCGCCCATCGCAACATGATTATTGCCAGGTGAGGGCATATTCCATAATTTATTGTGTTGGATCGAGCCGCCGAGATCATTAAACTTTACGCGCATTCCTTCGGCCATATCCGTATAGTCTTTAGCCATCCGAGACAAAACAGGGTCGCTAGTGTCGCCATAAAACGCACGAACCAAGGCGTTCAGCCCTTCTTTATCCTGAGACAGCCCGACCATTCGCGTTCTGAATCGAGAGAGCAGATCAACCACCTGGGAATGCGCCTTTGCCTCGTAATACTTTGCCCTAGTTTCAACATCATAAAAACCCGCTTTTAGCCTACGGTCAGGGGCCAGTGTCGCCAATATCCCGTTATATTTACTACCATCATAATCAACAAGATCAGCCCATCGTTCTGCGTTCTTTACCGCAGATAAGGCAATATCTTTTTTGTTCTGGCTCAGGCTTTTGATGGTTTCATCAATAAGCCCCTGCTTGAACATATCATCAGCATCATCTAGCTTTTTCGCTAGGGCTTTGGATATTTGACCAGCATCAACCGCAGCCGCTAAACACTTACCAAAATCACCCATAAGCACACACCAAAACGCTCTCAAGCCCGGCAAGCTCGTCGTCAATATCTTTAAGCATCACGCTAGGATCAATCATTTCTTCATCAATAAAGGCTTTAGGGCTATCAATAGAGTCAAAGGCTTTCATTGCATCGTCATATTCATCAGCAAGCCCTTGGTCGGCTAAGATCGCCCGTTGCCTGTTTCCGGTTTCAGCTTTAGGCGCTTTTTCCCTTGGAAAATCAGGCTCATCAACAAAGGATTTACCCCCATTAATCTCCCGCCGCGCTTCCTCTACTGATTCAATATACCGAGACTCAAATTCAAGATCATTCATTGATGCTTCTTTATAAAAAACACCAGCATCCTCGACGGTATAAAGGCTTTCAAGCCGTTCTAGTTGGGATTTATATGCCCTTAGTTCTGCCCTTGCATCTGCATTGACCAGCCTGTCCCGGCCACTGGTAATATCATCAACAAGATCAACCATATCATTAGCTGTTCGTGTCCCTCCGTCTAGCTCGTTTAACTGCTCCGACAATGCGTCAGGGGTCAACCCACCATCACGTGGGAATAATCGCTGCGATGCTGGTCTGTGCTTACCCTTAAAGACTTCGGGATCAATCCCCTCTGCCTTAAAAGCAGCCCTGTTTAAGCCGCCGCGCTTAGAGATAAACTTGGCGTAGGTCTCCCCTGTTTGCTCAATTTCTTTTATAGACTTGCCAAGATCAACGGCAGCTATCTTGTTTTCCTTGAGAATATCAGCCGCTTCATCAGCAAGCATTCGCTCCTGTGCCGCTGGAATGCTAGGGTGCAGTTTTTCACGTTCTGGCAATGAATCTGCAAACCGCTCAAGCATTACTAGAGCCGCCTTCCCATCTTTATCAAGCTGCGCTTGCTTTCCTAAGTCTATGGCTTTCCTTAAATACCCCGATATGCCTTGAGAAGCACCGCCTATGACAGCACCGCCGCCAGCCGCCATAGAGATATTAACCAGCGCATCTTTAAAGTTATACGGGGAGCTTATATCGTTTTTATGGTTATAAACGAACGCCTGTATGCCAATCTCTGTTGCGCCCTCAATCAACGCCGCATTCCTCGCAACCAGCAAAGACCTTCCTAGAATGCTGAGACCTCTAGCCGCCGTGCTAATAGTGGCAATTGGCATAGTCCCTATGGATATGGGGTCGGTCATATACCCCGCGCCTTTACCCAAAAACCCAGCGGCACCGTTACCGCGCTCTAATATATCGGTAGAGTAAAGCCTACGCTTCCGCAATTCCTCGTTGCGCTGCTCTTTTAACTCGGCATCTGTTTTTATATTAGGGTCTTGAAGGTCAGCCGCTAATTTATCGTAGTTATAGGCGCTACCTATCGTCCAGTTCTGGTATTTATCAGGGTCAATCTCGCCAGCATCAATCTTAGCTTCGACATAATCACGCCGCCTGAGCCAGGCCTCCCGGTTTAATTTGTGAGAGATCGAACTTTCTTCATCAAAAACAGAGCCAACACCCGCCGCAAAGGTTTCGCCAAACGTAGGATCAGGCAGATTTTCATCAGGCGTGTAAAACTCTGTAAGCTCACGGCCAGCATTAAGACTAATAAACGGCATTACAATCCATACTCAAAAGCGGCATCCACGGAAATACCGGGCGCATTGATTGAGCCGTCATACTGGAATATAAACTCACCCCCTGCTTTATTCATCTGAATAAAACTACCGTTTGTGACTTTGTAACCCTCTGGTGAAGACAGTATTCTCGACCTTGAAACAACATTAGCTGCCGCTTCATCATCAAGCCCTTTAATGCCGCCGTTTGCCCTTATCAATTCGGCAGGGAAGTTATCAATAAAACGATCAAACTGGCTGTGCGGAACGCCGCGAGGAAGCTCTAACTTATATCCATTAATCTCAGCAATACCACCGCTTACCGCATGGATTGAATTTTCAAACATCTCAGGATCAAAATTTTCCGTTGAGGTAGCCATATAATGATTAAGCGAGGCTTGAAGCATCGCCTCTGAATCCTTAACAGGATAAATATCTTCAACTAGCTCAGTGTAGGTTGTCAGGTAATCTTGTTGTGATGGCTTCTTGACTAATCCTGCCTCAACCCTTGCTTGACCATTAAAAATTGTAAGCATTACGTTCTGGTCGCCGGTCGCACCAGCCATAGCAAAAACAGGGCTGTTCTTCTCGGCTATCTCGCCCCAGGTGTTCAATGCCGTGTTATTAGGCAATGTACCAATAATGGCCGCTCTAGCCACCTTGTCGGCAGGAGTCATAACCTCTAGATCAGCCGTTAATTGTGCAGATTCGGCCTCGCTAAACATTTGCCGATTTACGCCATAATGCTTCGCTAATTCACTGGATGCCGCCGACCTTGCCGCCAACCCTTCCGGCGTGAACTCTAAAGCGCCCTGATACAGACCTTGGCTTGTCGCGGTTCCTATCAAGTCCTTATTAGCCGCCTTATTGATAGTCGCCCTTGTTTTGGTCAGGTTTGCGTACAGATCAACATTCTCAACACCGGACGTTGAATTAATAATCTCGTTTTGCTCAGAGATGGAAAGAATACTGAACGCCGCCACTTGCTCGGCATCATTAAGCGCCTTTGTCGCTCTACCGTCCTTGTTCTTGGCATCAATAGCGCCAGCAGCACGGTAAGCCGCCGCCATTTCCTGAGCATCTACAGGATAAGCAAGCGCGATAGCTTTTGCGGTATCGTTTACAGTGTTAGCCATGCCACGATAATTCGCGCCATCACTAACATTACGGATGGTCTTGTTCCTTGTTACGAGGCTTCTCGCCTTTCCTATGGTTAAATCCCACTCAGCCGGAGAGTGACTACTAGGAACCTTTTTCGCGCTTTCTTCTAAGGATTTAAATGCTTGCTCAGGCGTCAAGTCCTCTATGTCGTCATACAGGGTTTGGTCAATAACACCGCGCTGAACCTCGCCTAATATCTCTCGCTGTTCTAACTCAGTCTTGCCCATCATAGGCAACTGAACTGTAAACGCAGCTAAGGCTTCAGCCCCCGCTTGATCCTGATTATTCCTGAATAAGCGGAGAATATCCTCTTTAGCTCGATCAATAGAAGCGGCATCCTGAGCCGCCATGCGGTCGGTTTCAATCTTCTTATTATTGCCGTGAATCCTGTTTAAGTAGCTGCCAGCCAGGTTGTCATAGTCAAGCTCTAAAGCCTGTCTAACTTCTGGCAAAGCGCCAGATAATGAGTCCTCACGCACCTTGTCAGCCTTATCTTTAAACGCCGTAGGATTATCAGGATGCTCTATTGCGAACCGTTCCAGCTTGAGCGAATAATCACTCTTGAGCGCGGCCTGATGCGAAGCAATCAAATGCTTGTTGAACTCTTGCCCGTAAACCGTTTTTTTATTCCTTAATTCAGTATCGCGGGGGTCAGACTGTGCCGCATCCTCTTGAGCGTCAACAATGCGAGCTTGCTTGTATCGCTCCATTTCAGCATCAGCAAAGCGCCCGAAACTCTCAGCCAATTTGCCGTAAACATGGGTCGCCCCTGTATCGCCAGAGGTAGGGCGGAATGCTCTGTCTTCTCGATACCTAGCCAATGTTTTTCACCGTTGAGATTGTATCAAGCAGGGATAGTCCAGCCCCGATCTTGCCTGACTGTTTGGCATTAGAGCCTTGACCTTTAAGAATCCCGCGCTGGTTCCTACTAGAAACACCCGCCGCTAAATCCTCGTACTCAAATTTAGCCACATCTGTTTCAAAGATGTTTTGAGGTGTGCCGATCTCAGTAATGCCAGCAGCACCAACACGCGCATTCTGCTGCGCCATCGCATCCAGGAGCTTCTCACGCCGACCGATTGACTCGTCACGCGCCCTGATTTTCTCCTGCTCTATCTGGAAATCCGCTACGTTAGACTGCGCCTCTCCTCCCGACATCATAGAGCCAGCACTAGCAAGCGAAGATACAACGCCAGCCGTCTTGAGCAAGCTCAGAGAGCCGCCAGCGCCCAAAAGCCCAGCCGTAGCCGCAGTCCCGGCAGTAGCCGCCGCTCCCGCTGTCGCAGCCGTGCCAGCCGTGGCCGCCGTTCCTACTGCCGCAGTTTGCATTGAAGACATTAAAGCCGGTATTATTGCCGCACCCATTAGCCGTTTACCTCTAAATTAATCCCCAAAATTGTCATAGGTAAGGGGTCAGTTTGTGTGATTGATACCGTAGGACGTAATTTCCAGCCCATCAGAGGCGCACTCTTTTGCCCCGTATAGGCGCTCAGAGAGCCGTCAGCGGCACGAACGTCCGGCAAGGTGTTGCCATTCACTTTCACGCCTAACGACTCGTACAGGTCGAGCGTAGCCCGTGACACCCGTATCTTGTTGTTAAAGTCAAAACCATTGCCGGGGTCTTGCGATATTGGCATCGTGGTAATAGCTGTATTGAAGTTTAGCCCCACCTCTGCCGTTTCAGCCGAGTAAGGCAAGGTAATCGTCCAAGGCGAAGAGGATGGCACGGTTTCATTAGGTAGAACCACATAATCATCTATGACAACCCTAACTTCCTCACCGTCAAGGTGATTAAGGCTGGTCAATGAAGCACCAGCCGTGGCCGCGTAATGTTTGGCTGAATCCGTATAAGAGTCATTATCCTGCTTTTCGATGTAATGCCGAGTCACACCATCAATGGTGCGCTCAACCAGAACATACAATTCATCCAGCACCACCGCGCATGATTTAAAGCTCCCATCTGTTTCCCACTTTGACCATGCCGCTACGTTCTCGCTTCTCGCACTACAGAAAGCCGCCAGTGTCCCATCATCATTGGTTAAATAGGCATAGGTCGCATCATCAGCCGTAGTACCCCTCTGAACCTGTATATCAACCGGGTCGCTTATAATATCTGGCGATAAGAGAGTTAAGGAAGACGAGTCATAGGCTTCTTCGTCGAAGTTAAACACGAACTCACGGATAGCCTTGCCCGTTCGCTGTATGAATATCTGCACGCCACCTAAACTAACGGGGGTGATGCGCTTCGATCCTGAGAAAGTCTGAGGGATTATGCTTACATTTTCAGGGGTAATACCCTCTGTGGCCGAACTCTTAAAAACATGCTCACCGCCAATGGTGAACACCGAGAGACTACGACCTCCTACAAGGGCTTGAATGCGGTTAATCTGGTCAGTATCAAGTGTGATATTTATAGCTTGGTCAGCTCTTGATTTACCTGGATCAAAGTTATAAAAGTTATTTACCCGTGAACCCCATATTGTGTGCGGCCTTGAGCCTGAGCCACCAAACCACAAGCGCCCCTGAAAGAACGTCACCGTTCTGGGCCAGCCCCTTGTCGCGCTCCAAACGTCTTCCGTTCTAGCGGTTCCGTCCTGCGTTGTCGATGTGTTGCTTTTGAAGCCTGAATTGTTGGTGCTAGTGCCAGTTGCCCCTACCTCTGTCCAGTCTTTTGCAGATGCCCCGGCAAAGGTTATATCCCAAACCCCCGCCGACACATAAGCTACTGAAATTCCCGTGTTTCCAGTATTCGGAAGCTCTTGCAGCTCCATCGCCATTTCTTCGTGGGCTGTCCCGCTCCCCCAGACAAGCTCGTCCGACAATATGCCCTCTAGGTGGAACTTGTACCTGTCCCCAGCGGTATAGTTTGAAAATGTTATTCTCTGTATCTCACTGACAGGGGTAGGACTCGAGCTATCATCAAAGTCATGTTGTGGAATTTCATCAAAAGAGATCGTAGACAGAGTAAAGGCTGAATCCGTAGCGCCTCGCTCCAATATGCGGGGCGCGTAATCCTCATGTACGAGGATCATGGTGTCGGCAGTCTGAGCAAAATCTATATCAAATATGTCGGCAGTCGCATAGGTGGACGTAACCGTATCAACTAGCAAGTCGGTATCAGTCCGGTAAATCTCGATCTTGTTATTAGTGAATAGCAGCAGATACTTTTGATCTGTGTTGAACTCAAACGCAATTAAGCGCCCATCACCGCCTACAGGCTCATCAATATATTTGAAGCCCGGTCTACGCCTCACACCGCCTTGCGGCAAAAACTGGACGTTAGTGCCTACAGATACCGCTTGATAATACTGCTTAATATCAAGACGCGAACCCATACGGTCATCTATCACCCCGTTGGTGAATGCGCTCTGTAGAGAGAAGGTTTTCAATTTAACCCCTTACAGCAACATAAGGGCGATGCTGGATAAACGGCGTTCTGCGGCCTTGCGAGTCCCGGTTCTTAGCGAACCCAAGGGATCGAGTCGCCTTGCTGTCCATCATTTCAGCGAGTTTCTTATCGTTAGCAATGGACATAGCCATGTCAGCCGCCAATACATGCGATAAGGCACGAGTGTAATAAACCGGGTAAGTCTTCTCACCTGGATCAAACACATACTCAATAGAAATAGTCGTGCTATCTGTCAGTATCTTGTCCTCGAATATCTCAAAGCGAGCTTCGGGATAAACGCGGTTCAAAAGGATAAAGTCAGTAGGCAAGGAAAAATGCCTATCCCACTCGTTAACAGGTGAGCCAGCATACTCAGATAAAGCAACCTTCTTAGTGGCAAAGCGCCAGCGATAAGAAGATAAGAGGTTATGATTTACAGTTTTATACAGAGTATCGGCAACTTCACCGGCACCAGCAGACAAGTCAGCAACTAAATCCTCGCCTAGAAGAATAAGCGCCTGATTGATTATCTCTATTTTAGAAGGCATTTATACTCCATATAAAAACCACCCCCGAAGGGGTGGGGTCGAACGGGGACTGTTAGTCAGAGTCGGTTTCTGCGATTGCAGTACCATCTGAAATATCCACAACGCCGTCAGCATTAGATAGAACGCTACAGATATTAGTGGTCGGTGTGGAGGTATCCAGAACAAAGATAACATCACGGACAGATAACAGATCAGAGGCATTGTTAAAATATGCCGCTGTGTTTACGTCTGCGATAGCATCAGTGGTTGAATAAATCCACATTCGAGGCGATGAGCCAGAAGGCCCAATTTGGGACAAGCCCGATAATGCGTAAGCCATGATTAATACTCCTTATGTTTCGTCAGATTGAACTTTGACGATACCAGTTTCATCAATCGCAGTAGCGCCAGCTTTATACAAGCCGTTACAGAGCCATGATGTACGAGAAAAGTCATAGTTAATTTCGGTGCGGAAGTCGATACCAACAGCAAGGCCAACTGCATCGCGGTGGAAGGCATACCCATCGTATACATCGCCAGCGCCCTCAGTAATGCCACCCTCGGCATTGTCAGCAATCCAGAGGAACTCAAAACCAGCAAAGGAATTGATACTTCCCTGAGCTAGAGCCTGAATCGTGTTGTAATCCGAGCTTGTGGTTTCGGTTTCGCCTAGCAGCGTCCACTTAGAGCGGGTATTAGCTACCATGAAGCGGCCTTCACCCGGTACGCCGTTATTGTCCAGAGCTTCACCAGCAGCGCGCAACTTAGCCACGTTCAGACCAGTATCAGCACCACCAATAGCAGAGGTAACGGTAGCAGTAGGTGTTGAGGCATCCAAGGCATCAATAATGAGCTGATCTTCACGGCGACGAATAGCAAGCGCGATAGCTCGCGCTAACTGTTCCTTCTCCTGAAAATTAACTTCGGCTTGATCGAAGATGTCGGTATATTCCGGGGCGTTCCAGTTCTCCAGCGTACAATTGACCAGAGTGTGTGCGACGTCCATAGGTGTAACAACGGCTTGACTGGCTTTCTGATTAGCCAAACCCTTACCCATAGTGCGGAACTTATAAATGTCGGCATTAACGCCGGTACGAATTGTGACTGCTTTACGCAGCTTCCCATCCGATTGATACACTTGATGCACCATCGAATCGAACTCTTGCTGCGCTACTGCGCTTAAATTGATTGACATGATTGTCACTCCTTACAAATAAAAACAAATAAAGTCTGCTTTTACCGGGTATCCATTAGGGGCCGACTAATACAGTTATGGCCCTGTAAGGCTCCAAAGGAGGTATCTTTCAGGTAGTCACATTATAGGTGCTGCGTATTTCGTTTATCCCGCCACACGCCGATAGTCACCGGGGCCAGCTACTTCTAGCTGTAAAGCCTCGATACGTGCGCGATGAACCGGGTCAGTAAACCACTTAAGCTGTCCGCTTTCGTCCTTAGCACCCTGCATCTCCTCTAGCTCAAGCTTCTTATTTGCCGCAAGGTTAGGATTGATATTAGTGGGGTCAGGCATTTGAGCGTTTCGAGTCTTGCCAATGATGTACTCAATGACCTCGACACTTGCCGCCGTGGTCAGCGTGTCCTTAAACTTCTCATTCATCTCGGCATCGAGATTAGCCGCGCCCCACTTAGCCGCCTCGGATAACCGAGCATCAGCATTAGGGCCGAGCAACTCCTTCTCAGCCGCCATGCTTGATTCTGATCTTTCCTGCCCTGCCTGTAGGTCGCTGATCTGACCTTTGACATACATACCGACAATATCTTGAAAGGCACCTTGGCTTACATTGTTTTCCTTAGCCCAAGCAGTAAAGCCGGTAAGCAGCTCGCTTTCTTTATCCAGCTCAAAATCAACGCCTTCCGGTAGCTCAAGGTCTTCCGATAGCTTAACCTCATATTCATCAGGCGCACCAGTAAACGCACCTAACCGCTTCTCAGCATCGCCATACGCTTTGGCTTGGTCATAGACAGACTTGTACTTATCAGTCTTTAGCCACTCAGGGGCTTCCCCCTCGCCTTGGTTGTCTTCCGATACGAACCATGCCTGACCTTCTTCCGCGCCCGGTACCGGCTCTGCTACAGGCTCTACGCTTCCCAATAGTGTTTCTTCGCTCATTGTTCACCCCGTTTCGATAAGTTGATATTGCTAACGATCATTGATACAAACTCTCGCCTTGCTTCTGCCTTTGCAAGCTCGGTAGTGCTGGCATCATTCGCCGTAAAGCCACCGAACATATACAAACCAATCCATTCCTCTAATAGTTTTGCCCCTGCATCATTCTGCACAAAGGTCTGGTGATACTTAGAAGCCCTAACTAATGCTTGCTCTTTTAGCTTTGCCTCAGTCTTGGCGCGTTCCTCTATCCCAGGTGGACGTAAATCATGTATAGCCACTATTCAACCCCCTTCCTGTTCCGCCATAGCTTGCGCAGCTTGTGCCATCTGCTCCTTCATCTGCGCCCGTTCCGCATCGGTATAGAGCAATTCAGGGTCAATACCTTGCTTCTTGGCAATATAAGGCCCGACCTTCTCAATGTTATAAGTCGCCATCACCGCTTCTTCGCCCAGCATAGAAGTCGCTTGAATAGCAGTTTGAAGGTTCTGTATATCCTCAGTGTCCATTACCCGCGCAATGGGTGAAGTGTGCTTGATCTTTACGTCCTTGCCATCAAGAACCAGAGGCGGGATAACGCCCTCTTTTTGCAGGACATACACGACACGCTTCATCACACGTTCGACTAGCTCAGTCTGTAATCGAGCAAAGAACGCCCCGGCATCCTCTAAATGCATTTGGTAACGAATCTGAATCTCGCCCAATGTCTTGGTGGGATCATCAATGCTGCCCAATGGTTCAGCAAATAAAGCACGGTTGATATTCTTTTCCAGCTTCTCAGCCAGCACTTGATCTGCCCTATGGTCAAAGTTCATAGGCAAAGCGGCGATAGTCGGGTTCCCTGTTTCGTTCGTACTGACAGGAATTATCATGCCCGGTATTACTTGTATGTTGTAAGGGTCAAATATCCCATCGTCCCTACCAGTCCAAGCACCAGAAGCAGCAAGCGCGGCACTGGTCAGCTCAAACTCATTAATGACGTTCAAGGTCTTAATACTGGTCAATACCTGCATGATAGGGCCGCGACCATAAACCTCGCCCGGCACAACCATGCCACGGAATGATATGAATGGACCTACTTCGCCCTCGTCCTGAGAGAAGATGATCTTTTTAGACTTAGCCAGTATCACCACATAGTAATACTCACCTTCATGGTAAATAGCGCCCTCAATCACCCCCACTTTAGAGCCGGGCTTCTTGGCAATGTCCTGTTTTGTCTTGTCGTCCAGTTGAGCATCAGGCCACATACGCAGCAATAACCCCAACTCCACATCATGCTCGCGCCAATGGTCGGAAACCTCACCATTAGGGCCAGAAGATAAGAACAACTGAGGCAAAGGAACCGCATTAAATAGCAGTTCATCACGATCCTTGTTGTACTCACAAGTTAATGTGCCGGTCGATATACCGAGATCAATGAAGGATTCATAAGCCCTGGACGAGAAATTAGAGCGGTGAATATAGTCAAAAACTAAATCATTTACTTCCTTCAAAGCCTCAGAGAGAGGCATCTGCTTGCCCCTGTATTTGACCTCGGCATCCTCGTTTTCAACCTCAGCGCCGGGAACCATCAGGCTCCATTGTTGCCAAGGTGGAACGATTGCTTTCTGCATACGGTTAGCAAAGGTTTGAAGCCCGTTGATAGCGGTATCATCAAACAGGTCTGTATTCTTCTCCTGACCCGGCACATACTCAAAGAAGGTTTCACGTTGAGGCGCAGCATACTCATACGCCTCCTGCATGTGCGACCACCAAGAAGAATTGCGCCGATCCTTAGCACGTTTGAATCTATCAACTAGCTCTTTTACATTGTTTAGCTCTGAGGGAAGCATGACTTACCCCGTAGTGGTTCGCGTAGGTGTGCCAGTGTGACCAGTCTCAGCGCCGGTAATCAAAGAGCCGCGCCCTTTATCGCCTCGCCGCTTGGCCGCTTTGCGTTCTGCCAGTTCGCTTTCCTGCTCATTAATGCGTTCTTTTTGCTTACGCACTAACTCTTTCTGTTCTTGGTCAGCTTTGGGCTTCTTTGGTTTCTTGAAAAAACTACCCATGATCTATACTCCTGCATAATTGCTTTGGTGTGAGAATGAAGGGATTGGTAGTGCCTAGAAAGGCTTTGATCTGCTCGACACAAGTAAAGGGCTGGACAAGGTGAGAGCATCGAACGGCTTTAGGTTCTCGCCATACGCTAAACTTTTGAATCCTTGTTGCTTCGGGAAAGAAATCTACCCACTTTAGGCCAACGGGCCACACTTGAACCTCACTGAAGCCAGAGGAAGGCTCAAACCATACCCAATCCTTACCTTTACGCATCACAAGTGAGCAATGACTGTAGTCACCGAACAGGTGCCGCCACCATTGCTTTGTGCTTGTGTAAACAATATAGCCTTCAAGGTACATCTTCCCCGCTGTTGGTAGCAGACTTTCGGGCTTTCTTCGGTTTATCAATGAGAGTTACCATTAATTTGCGGTTTTTGTGGTCTGCAATGGCATTGTACCCACTCATTTTTTCGTTTATTGCCTTCACAATTAGCCGATCTAGCTGGACGCTGTTCAAATTAGCCCTGAAATCCAGGGTGAAGCCGGTCTTGTCTATGTCAATGATGTTGACTGGTTGAGCTTGTCGATCAAATAAGCGCCCCACATACCATAAACCGTAAGAATGAGAATTAAGTATTGCTAAGTCATGCTGTGGTTTCTTCATCTTCTGCCCCTGCTCAGTGGATTAAATGCCTTTGGTTGTGTTGGTTTGCGTGTCGGTCTTGCCCCCACGATAGCCTCGCGGCCTTCGCCCTCGCCCTGTAGTCCGTACTCTAAAGCCTCAACAGGGTGTGAGTACTCATTCTTGTCTGGCTCATCTGTGTAGCGCTCAGCGGTTGTCTGCACTCGCCGATAACAGAACCCACCTTGAAGCCCTTTACGAACCATCTTGCATTTAGGGAGAATGATTAGTCTGGGCTTCCCATCCATACACATTTCTTTAAGCGGAACCTCCACAGCAGCCCTACGGATTGAAGGCTTGTTGCTAGATGTTGGGAAACAGGGAATACCGGCAGCACGAATGATCTTGAATGGCGTATCGTCTGAACCCTGGCCCTTGTTATCACCGGAAGGATCACCCCACCCCTGATAATTATAGTCAGGATAATTACCATCGAGGTATCGCTTAAGGTTAGGCGCAAAGTCTACGGCGCTTAAATCATCAGCCAGAAATTCATCAAAGGCTATCCACCGGCCTAATGCGCCTTGTTGCATCATTATACAAGCAGGAGTGCGCCCGAAATCAAAGCCAAGCACGATCTTTTTGGACTTATCGGGGGCAAATTCCATATCGACACAATGAACTGAGTCAACATAGCGCGGGTGAACAGGCTTACCATCACTAACAAAGCCGTATTCATTAGCCAGATTAACTTTGATCCAGTCGTCAGACTTACCCTGCATGCCCCGCGAGTAGTAACCTTTAGGGAGGTTCTTGAGGTTTTCAGCGTCAGGATTAACTAGCCACCTCTCACCACTCTCGACCACACCCCCCGCTTGTCGATGAAACGCCCACCCTTCCGGCTTATCTTCCTCGGCTAACTTGTAGTACCAGTGATCCTCGTCAGGGGCATTCGTATCGCCCAACATGCCATGCCATGAACACTGGACACCATCCTTGTTTGATGGATAGCGGCCATGCCTGAGATCAAGCATATCAACGACTGATTTAGGTATCTCTTTAACCTCATTCAGCCAGACACCAGAGACTTGAAGCCCTCGCGCTTTCTTAACGTGGTCAGGACGGTCAAAGGCTATAAACAATATCTCCGATCTAACCTTAGTCCCATCACTAAGCGCAAATTCTATCTTTTGCGTTGGCGGTTCCTTGCTGCCTTGCTTGAATGGCCCCAGGTCTTCATGGACTTCCAGCCAGTCCTTAATCGTCGTAGAAAATAGCTCAGAGTAGGTATTGCGCACCGCAACCCATCGAGAGAGGCGCACATTATGGTTTTTATTCTGCTTATCCTTGACTGGCTCCTGCTCACATATCAGGTCGAGGATTTTAAGAATAGTCTGGATTGTCTTGCCGGAGCCGAGCGGCCCCATGATTAGCGATACCGGCGCTCTACAGTCGGCATATTTTTGAAGTACCTGACCAGGTGGCTGGACGTTGTACTCAATAACTTCAGCTTCCATCGAAGTTTTTACGATTTACTTGTACGGTTTTTTCTTCGACTGATAGATGGCCTGTAACCTCTGTAGCCTTGAGCTTAGGGGTAACGTATTGGCCGATCTTATCCCATGCTTCAACACACGCTTTATGGGTCATTAATCTAACGGCGTTGGTTTCTTCCTCGTCTTCATCAATAACCTCAGCAATGCTGGACATTTTTACCGCATGAGCAGCACTTCTCATAATAGGATCGAAATCATCGCCGTACATCTTCTTGAGTCGATTCTGTAGATACTGCTTGTTCTTATTAGCTACCCCTGCTCTTGACATTACTTTGACCCTATCAATTTGATTGCATTATACTAAACTGGTTACTCTTTAACCAATTGTGACGTTTTGTGTCAGTTCTGGTTGATTTTTGACCGCTTGTGACAATTTTTGTCAGCGTAGCTTATACCCATAACCTGTTTAGCTTTGCATGTAGGTCATGGTCGATTGTTTTACGTTGCCTTGGCTTGTATTGATACCTGGGTTTCATCATAGCGAAGTATACCGCCATGTCAGGAGGTAGGTCAGCTCTAGCCCTTATGCGGCTTTGGAGTGTTGGAACAGGAATATCTTTAATCTCTGCCAGTTGCTTAACCGTCAAAAGATCGCATTCCCACGGCCATAATGTGCTGATATGTCTAGCCATGATGCGGA